TAACAATGATTTATTAGTAGATGATGAAGAAGCACCTTTTTAATTTAAGACCTTACCAAAGTAAGGTTATAAATGATGTTTTAAAGCATTTAGAAATAAATAATAGATGTTGTGTTTCATTGGCTACGGGCGGCGGTAAGACCGTGATTTTCAGTAACTTAGTAAATCATTTTAAAAATAGCAAAGTTTTAATTTGCGTACACCGAGAGGAATTAGTGCACCAAACCTCAAAAACTTTACCGATTGAACATAACTTGATAATTCCAAGCCACAAAAACAAGCAAGAGTTAAATGTAACCGTTGCAATGGTGCAGACCTTAAATAATAGAATTAAAAAAGGTTTGGTAAATATCAATGATTTTGATTTTGTAATAGTTGATGAATGCCATCGGGGGGAATTTATGAAAGTAATCGATAAATCTGTTTACAATAATAAATTAATCGGATTTACTGCAACGCCAAATTATGAAAAAATCGAAACTATAAAAATAGGTGGAGAAAAGTACAGACAAAAAGTGCCTTTAGCAAAGTATTACGATACATTAATTAAAGGCGTTGAAATTAACGAATTAATCGAGCAAGGGTATTTAGTGCAAGATGAAAACTTTACTTTATCAAATGAAGATTTAGGATTGTTACAAGAAGATGACAAAGGCGGTTATACTGATGAAAGTCAAAGTTTAGTGTTTGGATCTCCTAAAGCATTGCAAAATAGTTTAGATGTTTACAACGAATATTGTAAGGGTAAAAAAACAATTATTTTTAACTCTAATACTATTGTAAATAAAAAACTTTATGAATTAATGTTGGCTAACGGTGTAAACGCTAAAATGTACGATAGTAAAAATAGTGAAGAACACCGCTCGGAATTGATAGAATGGTTTAAAAATACTCCTGATGCCGTACTTTTAAACGTGCATATTTTTACAACTGGCTTTGATTGTACAGATGTTGAGGTTGTATTTTTGAATAAAAAAACTAAGTCAATAAACCTATTTTTACAAATGGTTGGTAGAGGTGGACGTATTACCGATAAAATATTTAAGCCAACTTTTAAAGTTATAGATTTAGGGGCTAACATTGAAGATTTTGGAAAATGGAGCGCCCCTCGAAATTGGGATTTTTATTTTACAGATAGTGAACGAAAAAAAGTTGGTAAACCTCAACCAGCTAAAACAAGGATTTGTCACGTTTGTGAAGCTATAAATTCGGCTAATAGTTTAACTTGCTTTAAATGTGGAGCTGAAAAAAGGTTTACAAATGGAAATAGCGTAGTAGGTATTCCAAAACGTGAGGGAAAATTTGTTTTACCTCCAGCTAATGCAGTTGTTGATTATTGTACTAAAAATAATTTAACTACTTTACAAGCAACTAAAATTGTTTACGGATATTTGGTAGAAATGATAAAAGACTTTGATTATCATAAATTTGAAGTAGTGTTGTTAAATGGTAAACTTTACAAGCGATTAAAAGAAGTGTTAACACCTTACTATTTTGCTATTCAAAAAAGTGAGTTAGATGGAAATCGAAATAGGCGTTTTGATACTTTTATTGATAATAGTATTGAGGCAATGAAAAAGTATTATTCAAATCAAATATAAAAATGGAAAAAACAGAAGACCAAATCCAAGCTGAAATCTTTAAATGGTTTCACAACGAGTATTGTACAAAATTTAGTAACCCTAGATGTTGCATTTTCGCAGTTCCAAACGGTGGACTACGTTCCAAGCACGAAGCAATGAAATTAAAATCAACAGGTGTTGTTGCTGGAGTTTCAGATCTAATCGTGCTACTACCTAACCGCTGTTTATTCGTTGAGGTAAAGACTGAAATCGGAAGACAAAGCGACAAACAAAAGGAATTTGAGCAAATTGTTAAAAATTTAGGCTTTGAATATCAATTAGTTAGAAGTTTAAACGACTTTTTAACGTTCATTAACGTGTATATAAATTAAATTTGTGTATATTTGTAGAAACAATTTAAACAATTAAAACTATGGAAAAATTAACAAAAATTCAAGCCGAGTTAAAAGCTCCAAAGGGGCAATACAACTCATTTGGTAAGTACAAGTACCGCAGTTGTGAGGACATCCAAGAAGCGGTTAAACCTTTACTTAAAAAGTACAATGTTTCGCTAACCTTAAGCGACGATTTGCAAGTAATCGGAGAAAGGTACTACATTAAAGTAACTGCGGTTTTAGTTTGTAACGAAACAAAAGAAAGCGTATCGGTTACTTCATTTGCTCGAGAAGAGGAAACAAAAAAAGGTATGGACGGTTCACAAGTTACTGGAGCATCTTCAAGTTACGCAAGAAAGTACGCTTTAAACGGTTTATTTTTAATTGATGACACAAAGGATAGCGACGCAACTAATAACGAAATAACAACTCCAAAAAAGCCAACACTTGACAAAGCAAGATTTAACGGTGCCTTAGATAGTATTAAAAAAGGCACTTACTCGATTGAAAAGTTAGAAGAAACTTTTGAATTAAGCGAAGCACAAAGAAAGGAATTAAATAAATTTATTAACGAAAAAGCGAAGTAACATGGAAAATAGTAAAGAATACACCCGACTAGCTAAAGAGGGTAAATTTGACCAGTTACCTGATACTTGTGAGTTTTCCGAGCCTGTGGAGTTGGAGATTTGGGATAATGAATTATCGAGATATTTTCGTAAAATTATAGGTAAATTCAAAGGTAATTATATGGATATTCATTGTATTGGATGGAAAAACGCCCAACTACCCACCGAAAAAATAGATTTTTTGCAGTTCAAAACTGGCGATGTTGTGGAGGTGGAAGAGGAAAATGTATTTTATGGTCAGTTGTGCGGAATGGATGATTATCTAATATTTATAACTTTTGGAATTAGTGAAAATGCCGAATTAATAAAGTGCATAGAAAAAGAAAAAATAAAATCAATAACTAAAATCAAATAAAATGGAACTAAAAGTAAGATGTTCGGAACTTAGCAACTTAATGACTAAGGGCAGAAGCAAAGCCGAGCCACTAGGCGAAACCGCTAAATCATACATACAAGAAAAAGCAAAATGCGACTTCTACGGTTTAAAACCTATTTTAGAAAACAAGTATCTTAGCAAGGGTATAGCCAACGAGCAAATTGGGATTGACTTAGTTAACCAAGTTAGATTTATGGATTTTGTGAAAAATACCGAGCGAATAGATGTGGGGTGGTTGACTGGCGAGTGTGATATAAACGCAGAAGACCGTATTATTGATATAAAATGCAGTTGGAGTTTCGACACATTCCCAGCGTATGAAGAAGAAGCACAAAAATCTGTTAAAAAAGCTGGTTACGATTGGCAAATGAGGGGTTACATGATGCTGTATAACAAAGAAGTTGCAGAAGTGATTTACTGTCTTACTTCAACACCTGATCTTTTGTTGACATCTTGGGATGACTTAACCATGCATAAGGTGGACCACATAGAAGCCGAAAAACGAATTACAGCGGTTCGAATTGAAAGAGATTTGGAAATAGAAGAGGAAATAAAAAAACAGTATCAAATAGGGAATGAATATTATAAAGAGTGTATTAATCAATTAACAACTAAAAACCAACAATCATGGATTTAAAAGGAGAAATTATTAGAATTTACGACACAAAACAAGTAAGCGACAAATTTGCAAAACGTGAATTTGTATTGGAAACAGCGGAGCAGTATCCGCAACAAATCTTAATCCAAGCAACCAATGAGCGTTGCGGAATATTGGATAAGTTAACGATAGGGCAAGAAGTAACTGCAAGTATTAACCTTAGAGGACGCAAGTGGACGGATAAAGACGGTAACGATAAGTATTTCAACACGATTGAAGCTTGGAAGATTAACTTTGGAGAAGCAACAGCCCCAACGCCAAAACCGACTAATGATTTACCATTTTAGTTATGAAAATACAAGCAAAACAATTAAGTAACCTTGTCGATGACTGCAAGGAGCTTATAAAGGAATACATGGAAAAAAATAATTTAACAATAAATGCAATGGGTGTAAAGTGCAAGATACACCCAGCGCAGTTACATTTATTCTTAAGCGGTAAAGGTGGGTTAAATTTAACAACTATGCAGAAAATAGGGAGTGTAATTAGTAATCATTAACTTTATAGGTGGGGTAATTACTCCGCCTTTTTTTTATTAATTTTTTTCACTAACTTTGTAACCTATGAACTTTTTTAAGAAAATAAAGGTAAAACGAGAATTAAAGGAAATCGAGCAACAACTTGAAGCACTTAAGCAAATTAAGTTTTACGAGGCTTTGATTTTAGCCTTACCAACGGAACAGCTTAATGTAAGGGTTGGCTATATGGACTTTGTACTCGAAAAAGACGATAAGTTGAAACCAGTAGTTGATAAGATTTTGATAGAGGAAATTAATAAACAGATTGAAAATTTAAAGGGTAAGTTATGAGAACCGAAATGGTAAAGATAAGCGAGGTTAAAAACAATCCGAACAACCCAAGAGTAATAAAGGATGATAAATTTGAGAAACTTGTAAGGAGTATTAAAGAGTTTCCGAAAATGCTCGAAATTCGACCGATAGTTGTAAATGATGATATGATTGTATTGGGTGGAAATATGCGATTAAAGGCGTGTAAAGAAGCTGGTTTAAAAGAAGTGCCGATTATAAAGGCAAGTGATTTGACCGAAGAGGAACAAAAGCAATTTATTATAAAGGATAATGTAAGCGGTGGAGAATGGGATTGGGAAATGTTGCAGAACGATTGGAATTTAGAGGAATTAGACGAATGGGGTTTGGATGTTATAGGTTTTAATTTAGACGCTGAGGAATTAGGTACAGATTTTACTTTACCAGATGGAGACAAAGCACCTTTTCAACAGATGACTTTTACCCTTGCTGATGAACAGGCGGAGCAAATAAAAAACGCAATAGCAGATATTAAAGAAACTGAAGAGTATAAATATTGCGAAACAATGGGTAACGAAAACAGCAACGGAAACGCACTTTATTTAATCGTAATGCAATGGGCAGAGCAAAGGAAATAATAGTAAAGGTAATACCAAGTAAAGTAGCAAATGAGTTTGTAAAGAAACATCATTACAGCGGAAAAGTTGCCTCGACTGGTTTGATTTGTTTTGGAGCGTTTTTAAATAATAAACTTATTGGAGTTTCACAATGGGGAAGACCGATAAATAAATATTTACATTTACATATAGTTGAAAATACAAAATGGAATGATTTTTTAGAATTAAATAGATTAGTTTGTATAGATGACACGCCAAAAAATACTGAAAGCAGATTTATTAAGATTTGTTTAATGCTAATAAAAAAAAATGCACCGCAAGTAAAATGGGTTATGAGTTTCGCAGATGCAACACAATGCGGAGACGGAACTATATACAGAGCAAGTGGGTTTGTTTTAACAAATATAAACGATAGTAAACAGCTTTATGAATTGCCAAACGGGGACACCCTACATTTAATGGGTTTACAAGGTGGACAGCACGGAGCATTAAGAAAAAAAATGTTAGAGAGTGGTTATGGTAATGCTAAAAAATATATGGTCGAGGTTTTAAAAGGAAAAGTATTAGTGGGTAAACAATTAAAATACATTTACTTAATAGATAAATCTTGCAAAATAACAGTTCCAATATTACCATTTAGTAAAATAGATGAGATGGGAGCGGGAATGTATAAAGGTAAAAAAATAACATTACAAGAACGTAAAGAAAAAATTTAGTATATTTGTATAAAATGCGCGGGTAGTTTAAATGGAAAAACACTTTACAATCCAGTAAGGAGATAATGTTCGAGTCAATTTCCGCGCTCAATCTTTAAAAATAATGGCATACGATAGGAAAAAAATATTTGAACAAGCTAAAGATGTAATCGTTAAACATAAGTTGTTTTGGATTGAAGATATTGTTGCCTTTTTACCTTGTGATAAAACAACTTTTTATCGTTTTTTTGAGCCTGAAAGCAACGAATACAACGAGCTAAAAGAACTACTAGAGCAAAATAGGGTTGAATTAAAAGTGTCAATGCGTTCAAAATGGTACAAGTCAAACAGTCCAGCATTGCAAATGGCTTTAATGAAATTACTCGCAAATAAGGACGAGTTAAAACGCTTATCAATGCAGTACAGCGATGTTACTACGAACGGCAACGAAATAAACCAAACGCCTATAATCGTGGCTAACAAGGAAACCGCAGACGCTTTAGAGGAATTAAGAAAAAGATTTGAAGATGAACAGGGAGAAATTGGCTAACATGTACCGTTTTTCTAGGCAAATACAACAGCTCCCTATTTAATTAAAAGATATGATTTGGAAAAGACAATTAAAGGTAAAAAAGATAGGAAGATATATTGATATTGAAAAACCTAAACCAGCAAAAAAAGAGTTTGAGATAATGCTAAACTTATTAAAAGATGCTGAGGAATTAGATAGTGCTAATCAAGTTGAATTATCTTTAGAAGTTTTAAAAATGTTAAGAAAGACAATTAAAAAATATGAAAATTTACAAATACATTAACAGACTAAATGAAGATAATATACTTGAAATGGTTATTTTAGCTCCAGACATAAAAACTGCAAGGAAATACGCAAATATAGAAATTGAAAAACGAGGTTGGGCGGAAGCTGATACAGGTTATTTCATAGAGGTTAAAGATAAAAAACAAACTATTTTAGTTAGTGTTTTTAAATCATAATTAAGCAATGAAACTAACGAAGACGTTTCATAACACTTTAAGAGCCTATTTAAAAAATAGCAGATTTATAGTAAACAAGGGAGGGTCTAGAAGTGGTAAAACCTACTCTGCCCTCCAACTGCTTTATATCATTGCAAGAGATAGCAAGAAGCCTTTAATTATTCATGTTGTAAGCCATAGCACCCCTCATTTAAAGGACGGTGCTATAGTTGATTTTGAGCACATCCTAAACGGGCAACAGGTTAACATTGACGCCATACGAACGCAGAACCCTCACACCTACAAAATAGGGGTGTCAGTAATAAAGTTTATTGGATTTGATAACGTAGGTAAGTCACACGGGGCAAAGAGGGATATACTATTCGTTAATGAGTGCAATCTGATGAAGTATGAGATTTGTCACCAATTATTTCAACGTACTAGGGGCACTATCTTTTTAGACTATAACCCAAGTTCAAAATTTTGGATAGATACTTGCGGGATATTGGAAGATGAACGCACAACATTGATACACTCCACATTTTTAGACAATGCCGAGAATTTAACCCTAGCCCAAATTGACGACTTCGAAATGGCAAAGCGCAAACACGATGAGGAACGCCAACGGGGAATACAAGGGTATTATTATAATTGGTGGAGGGTTTACGGCTTAGGCTTGTTGGGGCGTGTTAGTGGTACGATAATTAATAATTGGGAGGTTGCTCCATTTCCTGATACTGATGTTTACGGCTATTGTATTGACTGGGGAGCGAAAGACCCGTTTACATTGACTAAGGTAGCAGTTGACAAAAAAGGCAAACGTATTTGGGCCCACCAAGAAATTTATGCCCCAATGCCAAATTTGGATAACATGGTGGAAGCTATTACTAAGAAAATAAAAGACCGTTCAAAGGTAATTATTTGCGATAGTGCCAGACCTGATTTAATCGTGTTGCTAACAAGGAACGGCTTTAATGCTCGGCCTTGTTTGCCCAAGAAAAAGTTAAATAGTATTCAACTATTATCTAGTTACCAATTACTTATCACAGAGCAATCTTACAACATACAAGACGAACTTTATAAATACAAATGGAAAGACAAAGCGGGGGAAGTACCTGAGGACGGCAACGACCACGCAATCGATCCTTTAGGATATTATTTGCGTTGGTACGATTATACTTATTAATTTTTTTTATAACTTTGCAAATATGATAATTAAAAACTATAATACAGAGCCTTATAACGTTTTCGAAACGACTAAACCAGCGACCGAAAATGTTTTTATACCCTTGTTCAGTTCGGGAAGGGCAAATACCAATATAAGCGAAAGCTATTTAATCGAAGAGGGGTACATAACCAACGACATGGTTTACGCCGTTGCCAAGCGTATAGCTCAGGTAACCGCAAGTTTACCCATAATACTCGAGAACAACGGACAATATATTGAAGACGACACCGATGAGTTAAAGCGGTTTATATTCGAGAATTGGCACGATAACGATAGCTTAGACCAAGCGTTGTTTAAAGAGGTGTTGTACTTGATACTAACAGGGGACAGCTACCATTACGCACCATACGAGTATATTGGTGCTAGTTTACCCGCTAAAAATTATATTTTGCCCCCTCAAAACGTGAGGGCGTGGAGAGAAACAATGTCGATATTGTCCGATATTGACCGTTACGAGTTTAACGACGGGATAAGCATTAGGAAGATTAGCCCAACGGAAATAATGCACTGCCAATATTTTAACCCTACTATTGAGGGAATACGCAATAACGAGGGGTTAAGCCCTTTACAATCGGGCTTTGATTTGTTGAAAGCTACCAATAACCGAAATTTGGCAGAAAGTAGCTTATACGAAAATAGGGGTGCAAGTGGTATTATTTCAAGTAAGAATGAATATCCGATTACTGCCGAAGATAGGGAGCAACTACAAAGAGATTTTAACAATCGGGTAGGCGGTGCAAAAAACGCCAACAAAATTATAACGGTACAAGGTTCTGTTGACTACAAGCAACTAGGAATGAGTGCAAGTGATATGGAGTTGCTAGGTATGAGAGCCGAACACCTTAGGGCGGTGTGTTCATTGTTTGGGGTGCAATCGGTTATCTTTGGCGATGTTGGTGCGAGTACTTACAACAATATGCAAGAAGCTATGAAAGACTTCTACAACCAAACTTGTATTCCTATTATGGAGCAAATTTTAGCGCAAAAGAACAAGCAACTTGTAAAACGTTATAACTACATATCGGGGCAAAGATACAAGCTTACAATAGACAAAAACGATATTGATGCGTTGAAACCTGACTATACCGTTAAAGTGGATAATATATTGAAACTAATTAATGCTGGTTTGATGACCGTAGAAGAAGCTAAAACAGAACTAAACCTTTAAAAAATGGAAATAAAAACACTAATTGAGAAAAAAACAGAAGTATTAAAACTTAGGAGAATTGCAAGAAAATATGATGTTATAACTAAATCCGATGTTGTAGAGATTGAGAGCGAGGACGATGTACTAAAACGTACTATTATCGGCAACACTTATAATTGGTTAGATAATCATGGGGACGTGCATTTATCGGGGTGCTTTGCTAAGTCAATAAGTGAGCGTGTACCGTTTTTCTTAGCCGACCATAAGCACGATGTTACTGCAAAGGTGGGAATAATTAACGAGGTAATGGAGTCACCAATAAGTTGGGCAGAATTAGGAATTGATAAAGATGGGAATACCGAGTGTTTAAAGGCAAATGTTGATATTATCGAGGATCTAAACAAAAGTGTATATTACCAATATAAAAATGGTATGATTAACCAACACTCAGTTGGAATGGAATACATACAACTGGATATTGCCATTAACGATACTTACGATAAAGATGGTTATGCAAATTGGTTAAAATACTTACCGATGTTAGGCAATCCAATCGAAGCTGAGGAATGTGGTTACTTCTACCTAGTTAAGGAAGCGAAATTGTTTGAAATAAGCGCAGTTTTATCGGGTAGTAATATACTTACCCCAACCATGCAAGACGATGCCGTTATAAAAGAAATTTATAATAAATTTGGAGATATAGAAAAATTTTATGAATTTTGTAAAATCACTCTAGGAACTGAGCCGAATGTAATCACTCAGGTAGTAGAGCCGAAAAAGAAAAGCTATTATAAACATTTAATTAAAAAGTAAAAACAATGGAAAACTTTACAGCAGAAACAACCTTTGAGGAATATTTAGGAATGTTGGGTATTGCCAACTTCGATGAATTACCTGAAGAGGAACAAGCGAAATTAGTGCAAGACTACCAAGACGCTTTAGCTAACTTGGTTAAAATGTACGAAGAAGAAAACAAGAAAAACAAAACTCAAATTTCAGTAATGAAAAACCAAATGGAAATTGGGTTCAAAGAATTATCTAAAAAAATTGAAAAAATGAAATCAGTAGAAAGCGTAGTAAAGAGCTTTAGCGCTCAAATTCGTGAAAGCTTAATGGCTAACAAACAAGCGTTAAGCGATTTAAAGAACGATAAAAATAAATCCGTAGTATTTAAGGCGGTTGGTAACATGACCTTTAGCGGTAACTTATCAGGCGGTAACGTACCTGTTGAGGACCGTATCGAGGGTTTAAATGTAATTGCATCGAGAGAAAACAAATTCTTATCGGCATTACAAGCAAAAGCAACTTCAAGCAATGTTATTAGTTGGGTAGCTCAAGCGAATAAAGACGGTGCAGCGGGACAAACTGCTGAGGGTACTGCTAAAAACAAAATTGATTTTGATTTAGTTGTTGCTTCAGAGAATGTTAAGAAAACAACAGCGTACATTAAAATTTCTAACGAAATGTTAGACGATGTTGATTGGATGCAGTCAGAAATCGAAGCGGAGTTAATGAGAGAGTTATTCAAAGCAGTTGAGAACGGTGCATTTAGCGGAGACGGTACAGGTGCTAATTTGAAAGGTGTTAAAACCGTAGCAACTGCGTTCGCAATTACAGGAGCTGACTTTGGCGAAGTAGTTGTTAACCCTAACATCGTGGATGTATTGGTTGCGGGTAACTTACAAATTGAATTAGCTGAACAAGGTCAAGCCTCTTTATGCTTCTTAAATCCTAGAGATATAGCGAAATTAAAAGTTCAAAAAGTAAGTGGAACAGATAAGAGATACATCGACCGTTTACAAACTATCGGGGACACTTTATTATTAGACGGAATTACTAAGATAGTTCCAACTACTTTAATCCCTACAGGAGAATTCTTAATGGGTAACTTTGATAAAGCGTACTTAGTAGAAAAAGACGGTGTTAAATTTGACATCGGCTACGAAAACGATGACTTCACTAAAAACTTTGTTACATTATTAGCTGAGTGGAGAGGTGCGGTAGTTGTTAAGACTAACGATAGAACGGCGTTTATCAAAGGCGACTTTGCATCTGCTGAAGCATTATTACAAACTACGTAATCTTTCTTTCATATCATAGTAGTTTAATTGTTGAATGGTGGGGGCGTAATTGCCCCCACTTTTTTTTTGGTAATATGAATAAAGTAATATACATAATGGCAATATATCAACGCCATGAATTAACTAAGATAGTGTTAGACTATTACAAGGAATTGGGTATTGATTTAATAATTGCGGGTAGTGAGGGCGTAATAAGTCAAGATTTGGCAAAAGGGTTTAAGTATATCGAAACGCCAAACAGTCCGCTAACTTACAAGAATAATGCAATGTTAAAAGAGGTGCAGAAATATGAACATGACGCGGTTGTGTTGTTGGGTAGTGATGACTTGATTTGTCCTAATACGGTGGAATTTTACAAGCACCTAAAAACAGATAAAGTATTTGGGTTTAGTGATATTTATTTTTATTCAACTGAGCATAAACAACTCGGATATTTAGAACTCGACAAACATTTTGGAGCTGGGCGTTTTTTCCCTAAGTCGGTATTAGAAAAATGCAATTATAAAGCTTGGCAAAGGCAAATAGATAGGGGGTGCGATATGGAAACAGAACGATATTTTAAAACATTGGGGATTGAATTTGAGCGAATAAGTATAAAGAAAAACAATCTTTTTTTAATAGATATAAAGCACGATTATAATATCTCGAGCAAAAACATTATCTTTGCTTGTAAGAAAGAAAACTTTAATATTATGGCTAAAAAAGTAGGAAAACAAACAGCGAATAAAGTAGAGCAGTTAACATTTACACCTAAAGCAGTGTTAAACGGTTACGTGCGTGTAATTTGTAACGACAAAAACGAAAGTTTAAAGGGGCGTACATTGTTGTTGCCTGAGGAAAAAGCAAACTTAATAGTGGCTAAAGGTTGGGGAGTTTATGAGGGTTAAGATAGAGGGCAAGAATTACGAGGTTAAGACCTTGTTCGGCGAGTATAAAATAAAAGATTTAATTTGGGCAAATCGTATCTTAAGGGAAAACGATATGAGCCCTCGATTTTGTATGAAGTTGCTTAAAGAAACGACTAACATCCCTGTTGAGGTGCTCGAAATATTGGATTTTGAAAGCGAAATAAAGGTACTTGCTGAAATGAGTTTAATCGGTTTGCGTACTCCTGATATAGATGTGTTCATGGATTATGTGCAAGTGGACGGTGTTAAGTACTACAAGCGTGAAGAATTGTTAACCTTAAGCGGTATAAAGGTAATGTTTGGTAAAAACAACTTTAAACAGTTTGCATTAATGGGGCAGTTGCACGATATATTAGCACGTAATAAGGAAGTTGATCCTACAAACTTAGCTTCATTGGTTGCGGTGTTGTATGGCGAAGACTTTTCGGATAAGGCGATAGAGGAACGAGCAAAAAAGTTTATGGAGTTGGATTTGTATTCGGCTTTTAGCGGTTTTTTTTTGTTTCAAAGGGAATGGAACAAATTTCTAAATTGTTTGTCGGAATTTTCACAAATGAGAGTTCAAGCGCTGTTAAGTATCGAGCGTTTGCAAAGAAAATTATTGAAAACAATTTTTGGTTTTCTTTTGCCTTTGAGGTGGCAGAAATGGGAATTTTTAATAAACCTAACAAGACGCCTTTAGAGAGTGTACATGAAACTAACTGCATGGATGTACTGCACTATTTAAACGTAAAACAAGCACAAGCTAAATTAATAAATTATGATTAACAAGATTATTGAATTACTTGAAGAAGTTGCAACCGCCTACACTTATGTACAGGGGTTTAGTTATGCAAGTCCCTACGAGATGAACGGCGCACCAAGTATGCAATTTCCTCATATTTTAGTAGCTGATACACCTGATTGGAGTAATAAAGGCGAATATCGTGGCAATGGTTTAGGCAATAAAACAACGTGGGATTTAAGAATATTCCTATTTGACACTTACAACCAAGCCGAGCGTACAACGGTGGGACGTGCAACCAAGCAACAGGAATTAAAGACTGCAATGGATAGGTATTTGGCAGAGTTCAAATACAGGGCGTTAAATGAGTTGGGTTACAATGTAGAGTTAAGCAATGGATTTGTAGCCAAACGCCAAATGAATGGTAAATTGGAACAATGTAGTGCCAACTTGAGGGTAACAGGCAACAACACGTGTGATTTAGGAGTTTTTGAATATGCTGGATAGTTGGAGAGCAAAAGGGTTGGAATTAATCGGGGAGTTTGTGCTCGATTTGATGAAAACGGAACTTGAGGAACAAGGGCATAGGGCAACGGGGAAGCTAATTGATAGTATGACTTACAAAATCAATGGCGATAGTATTGAGTTTTACGCTGAGGATTATGCGAAATTTGTGGATAGTGGGCGAAAAAAGGGAGCTAGAAAAGTGCCGATAGATGCGTTAATTGCGTGGATTGAGCAGAAAGGTATAGCAAGTGGAGATACAGAGGTTAAAAAAGTAGCTTACGCAATCCAAACGGCTATATATAAAGAGGGTAGCCCAACGGTTTTAAGTTTGGAACACTCAAAAAACGGCAGAAGAAAGGACTTCATAAAGTTTGCAGTTACGGAAAATGAAAAGATTATACTTCAAAAAGTAGTAGAAATATTCGATAAGACGGTTAAAACCGAGTTTATAAATGAAATGGTAAATATTAGAAAGCAATGGCAACAACGAACTTAGGACTTTTAGGCAGTCCGTACTTAACACAAAAGAGGGTAGCAAGGGCACAAACTAATAATGCAAGTGTAATACAAATGCGTATGACCGTAACTATTGACGCGGTTGATTATGTATTTGAGCAACTACCAGATATTGGAACGAGCAACCTATTCACGTTTGAATTGAATAGCTTTTTACGGAACTTTGTAGTAAGCAGTTTAAAAACTTTAAGCTCGGGTAGTGTTGCAAGTGGTAACACAACTTTGTTCACGTACGTTTTTGTTGGCTTAGACGTTAACAACGATGTTATAAGCGGGGAAACGTCCGCAAGTGGCACAAACGTAGTAATGAATTACAGCAGTGATGATTTAAACCCTATTGATATTGCCGATTATCTGAACTCGAATACAGGTATAGCAACCAACTTGCTTTTAACAGACTTTTTAAACCCAAGAAAGGTAATATTAAATAGTTACGTAGCTTTAAGTAGCTTTAGGACTGGCGACACTCAAAGGTGGTGCGTAGTATTTACAGACGCAACGGATAGTATAGTGTCAGACGCTGAGGTTTTGCCTGTGTTTGACGGTACATTGGGGAGTGACATAAACTACGGAAGCACGTTAATACAACAATTTGATGAGCCAACAGCAACGAAAATGAGTATATTTATTGCTGATACAGGCGGTTCGGGGTTTAGTCGTACGCTTAGGAGTAGGATTTACACCTTTGAAAAAGTTGCAGAACCGTGCCAATATGTAGAAGTATTATGGATTAACCAATTTGGAGCAATGGAAATTACATTGTTTAATTCCAATTTTGCATTTGGAACGCAAATAAATAAAAAATCATTTGAGAAAGTAAGACCAGTTAACCCTACTTCATACGATAGAGGGCAAAATAATTACATGGTTGAGAGTGTTAAGCGCTTTACCATTTGGAGCGACTACGAAAAAATGGAAGATATAGAGAAGCTGAACTACATTTCAGTAAGTCCGCAAGTTGCTGTTAGAATTGGAACGCAAATAATTCCTGTAATTGTTGAAAATGCAACGACTGAAGATTATAATTACCATGAGCCTATAAACCGAGTTACTTTCAATATGGTAATGGCAAACAAACGTATAAATGTTGTATAATGGAAGATTTACAGATATACATAGTAGGTAAAGGGTACTTAGATTTACTAGATTTTACCGACTTCCCGTTGGTACTTAAAAAAAGTATTGCTAATATTAGCGATGTGACAGCCCGGGAAAGTGACTTCAGCTACGATTTTGAAATACCAAACAATGCGAATAATAACAGCATTTTATTTGGTATGGAATACGTAAGTTATGCGGACAAATCTATATTAGGTAAGCAAGAAGCGGTTATCGTTTTAAACGGTGCTGAGTATCAACGTGGATTTGTAGAGGTTCGCGCGTCTAGGTACATGGATAAATACGTGTGTAACTTTTTCGGTGGGAATGCTGAATGGATTGAAGAGGGTGCAAATATTTTGGTTAAAGATTTGGATTGGAAAAACGACACGCAGAACTTTACGCAGTCGGGTATTACAACGGTTAACACTTCGGGACGTTCAATTAATGATATATTTTACCCATTTGTTGACAGGAACACCGCAAACGATATAGGCACGTATCGACCTGTATTTTATTTGCGTAATTTATTTGAGTTGTTTTTTAGTGGCATTGGTTATAGTATAGATAGCGACTTTTTAAGTAGTAAATTTGTTAATGGTTCAGGCAACAACAACGGTTTAGCAGTTGATTTAGGCGTTAACTTTGAGTTTGATGAAAGCGATATAGTTGATACTATTGCGAACTATTCGGGCGACAATGCGGACGCTGTTAATTATTTTTTAGCGTGGATATTTCAAGGAGCAACGCCGATAGCGGTACAAACGATTAGAAATATTACACCGTTTTACACGATTGAGAATAGTGATGACTTTAGTTTGTTCGACCCTTTAGTAGGTTATACAGTGCCAAAAACGGGTTTTTATCAATTTACCTTTGACTTTTCGCAATCTTTATGGTCGTTATATTATGGAGCTACATTTGACCCTAGAGGTTTAAGCCCCTATATCGAACTACAATTAAAGCGAGGGACTGAAGTTGTTGCATTTACAGATATTAACGACGAGGTACAACCGCAAGGTAAGAATGTAAATTTGAGCGTGTTTTTAAATATTGGAGATGTAATTACCTTTACAATTAGGGAACGCAATCAAATGTTAAACCCCGCTGAAGCTTTTGTAAATCGTAAATATAAGATACAACCGCGTAACAACACTTTCAACATCCAATTTAAAGCTAAAATAGAACTAGGCGATACCTACGCAATTAGCCAAGTAGTGCCTAAGGATATGAAAGCAATCGACTTAATTAGCGACTTTAAATTTTTGTTTAACCTTTACTTTGATGCCGATATTAAACGCAAGGTAGTGAAGATTGAGCCTCGCAATAGTTGGGTGGATGTAGATAGCGCAGAAGTAGACGGATATTATCAAAGTGTTGGTTTAGCTAGTAATTGGACTGATTTAATAGATTATACAAATCCGCCCGAGATATTTAACGAGCTAAATTACAATCGGGATTTAAAGTTAAGATATAAAGCCGATGCAGATGATAAGTGGTTACTACAATGGGAAAAAAACAACAATAGAACTTATGCGCAATACATCCATAATTTAGGCACTAGGTTCCCGAATGGGGAAACTATACTTGAAACAAAAATAATAGCACCAACCATACAAGGGCGTACGAGCAATGTAGTTACTTCAATAGTGCGCCAAGAGTACGCGCCTTTAATTGGAGTTGATACAGACCAGCCAAGTCCGAATAACAGATATGCGCCACGTATTGGGTGGATAGTGAACAGCAGTTTTGTAATGGAAGCATTTGACGACTTAGTAGTGTTTGCCGATAGTAGTAAGCTAACATTTAACGGCACTAACGGACTATTTGAGAGGTTTTGGAGTAAGAATATACGCAATTTAATTAATGCCGTGGTGGTTAAATGTAAGGTGCGGTTAACAAAGTATGAGATTAAAACTTTTGACTTTAGCAAACCTGTTTATATTGCATTACCGCAACAATTAGCGGGATATTACGCGGTGCAAAGTATTGAAGCAAACTTATTAGATGATGATTTGGTAAATGTGGAGTTGCTAACTTACAAAGATTATGCACCTTTGACCGTTGATCCGAGCCAACGAACTAATATAAATGCAAACACGCAAAACCAACAGAACCAACCCGCAAGATTTGTTTTGTTTGAAGACGATACAACAGGGCAATTAATCAACGTGCTTGATGTGGACGATAATGGAAACTTTATTAATTTAATATACGAATAGAAATGGCTGAAGAATTAATTTACAAACTAAACTTTGAGGGTGCTGATGACGCAACTAAAAACTTAGCGAAACTTAAAAAGGAGTTAGCGGACTTGACCGCAAAACAAAAGGAAAATAAGGAAGCTTTAAAGCTAGGTACTATTTCGCAAGAGGAATATTACGAAAGTCAGGTTAAGTTAGAAGCTGAAACTAAATCGTTAAAGGAAGCAACGCGCCAAGCAGAAACGGCATACATGGCAAACGCTAAGGCGTCGGCTGGTGCTGGTATGAGTATAAAGCAACTTAGCGCTGAATTATCCAAGAATAAACAAGCTTATCAAAATTTAAGTAAAGAGGAACGCGAAAATGATGCAATAGGGGGCGAATTATTACGTACTATCCAAGAGCAAGACAAAGAGTATAAAGAGTTACAAGTTAGTATAGGTAATACCCAAGTAATGGTGGGTAGTTATTCAGACGCAATACAATCAAGTTTGCCGTTAATGGGGAGCTTTGGCGGACAAATACAGTCTATTATAGGCACATTGGGACAAGTTAAAGAGGCTTTTTCTAAAATAGGTGCGGTTGTCGGTAATCAAAGAACCGTTGTGCAAGGGTTTGGGAAATCAACGCAATCTACAAGCAACGATATTAATGGGATGTCCGCAAGTATCGGAAATGCAACCGCCTCTACTATTGGGTATAGTCAAGCGCAGAACATAAGTAACAGTGCTACGCAAGAAGCGACTGCTTCAACAATAGGGTTTCAGAGAGCAACTCAATCCGCTACTGCTTCAACTAAAGCCCAAGCGGTCGCAACAAATGTTAGTTCAAAATCGTTAAAACTGCTTAGAATTGCCCTAATTAGTACAGGAATTGGTGCGATAGTGGTGGCTTTAGGTAGTTTAATTGGTGCATTTGCTAGTACTCAAAGAGGAGCGGACGCAATAGCTAGGGCACTTGGTCCCGTTAAAGAAATTTTTGCGGTGTTCGTGGGTTTCCTACAAGATAAAGCATTGGCAATATTCGACCGCTTAAAGGAAGCAATCAACAATCCTAAACAAGCGTTTGTGGATTTATTAGGATTTGTAAAAGATGTTGTAATAAACCGATTTAAAGGGTTACAAATGTTTTTTGAGGGGTGGGGCAATAACTTTGTGGGTTCGTGGCAAACTTTAGGACTGAAACTAAAAAAGGTTTTAAACAACGTGCCTATAATTGGAGCGGGTTTAGGTAAAGACGCACTTGCAAAGTTGGATAAAGATATTGCAAGGGCTGAGAAAAAGGTTACAGACGGAGCGCAAAAGATGAAGAAAGGTTTAGCCCAAGCAACAGGAATGGATGTAATTGCTGAGGGCTTTAATAAGGCGGGGAAGGCAATGGATGAAGCTAGTAAGAGAGCGCAAAGAATGCAAGATATATTGGTGGCTATCCGTAAAAGTGAAATTACTTTAAATAGGGATTTGGAGCGTAATAGACGCAAAATGGAGGAGCAAAAGTTAATCTTAGAAAATCAGTTGTTACCAATCGAGGAAAGAAATAAGGCGGGTAAAGAATATATGCGTTTGTTGGATGAAAATGTAAAACGTGAAAGTGATATAAGCAAAATGAAGTTAGAACACGCACGTTTAAGTATGGAAGCCAACGATACAGATGATGAACAAAAAAAGGCTTATTATGATATGGTTGCAGAAAACGAGCGTATGTTGGCAGAAGCAACAGGACGACGCATTGAAGTACAAAACAAATTAAATGACTTTCAAAAACAAGCTATTGCAGATGTAAAAAAACAAGAAGAAGAACGTTTAAAAGCACAAGCAGAAGCCGAAAAGGAAGCGCAAAAAACAGCTTTAGAAAATCAAAAACAAGCATTGCAAGAGCGCATTGCCTTAGAAGAATTTGAATTTAAGAAAAAGCAAATTTTATTTGGTGGCACCCAACAGGAAGAATACGAGATGGAAGTGGCGCACCAAAAAACAATGCTTGATTTGAAATTGGAATATGCTAAAATCGCTGGGGATAGTGAGGTAGAAGTTAAGCGCGAAACTGATTTGGCTATATTGGAATTGGAAAAACAAAGGGTAGATAAATTAAAGGAAGATGAAAAAGAGCGACAAGAATATCAACTAGGGTTAAAAGCGGAACAAGCTAAAAAACAACAAGAGCAAGTAGATGCAGCGCAAAAGGTAGGCGATGAATTATTTAAAAATGAGGTGCGTAGAATTGAAGCAACACAAAAGCGTGAAATTGACAGCCTTACATTAAGAAGACAAGCGGGGGAAATTAGCCAAGAGGAATACGAAAAGAAAAGACTAGAGATTGAAAAGAAAGCGTTTAAGGAAAAGCAAAATTTAGATGTCAAACAAGTATTAATTAACGCGGTTGTAGGTGCTAGTAAATTGATTAGTCAGTTGGGTATTGGTGCAATTCCCGCATTAGTTGCTTTAGCTGCCCAAACAGCTGGACAAGTGGCGAATATCAAAGCGCAGAAGTTTAGATTTGGCGGTAACGTTGGCGGTAAATTACACTCACAAGGTGGGACAATGATTGAAGCGGAAAAAGGCGAGGCAGTTATCATGCGAGAGGCAGTAAACCCAATTACAGCTCCAATATTATCGGCTATTAATACGGCTTACGGGGGCAACCCAATCGAAGCAATAGGACAAAAAAACGCCCCAATGCAAATGCAACCGCAAAGAATTGAAGTCGTGAATGTTGCAACTGAAACAACAAATATTTCAAATCGTGTAAAAAATTTACAAAATGCAAGGCGGATATAAGTAAAATTTATTAACTTTGAAAAAATATAAACTAAAACTAAAAAAATTATGAGTTGTGCAATAACTTCTAACTTATCGGTAACTTGTGCCGACGAAACTGCAAACGGTGGTTTGTCAAGAATTTTTATGGTAGCAGATAAACAAGTGGCGTCTGTTACATTTGGCGTTTCTCCAGCGCATACTATTACAGGAATTACAACCGTTGATAGTGCTAAATTTGTGGAGTACATGGGTAGATTTGAAACTAAATCTATTGCTACTGAGGCAAACAAAGATAACGGAGGTGTAAGATACACTCACACTATCGAGTTGTTTATCCCTAAATTAAACAAAACTAAAGCCGAAGTATTAGCGCAGTTAGAC